GGAGCCGAAAGCTGCGCATCGCGGGACGATTCAAGCGCCGAAACCTGTCGATCCCCAGACCGCTCAACCGCGTTAACCGTGTCCTCGATCCCGTTCAGCGTCCGCATCTCGACAGATAGCTGCCCGTCGGTGATGTCCTTCAGTTCGGAAATCAGGTTAGTGTTGACGTTGAAATCCTGCTGATAGTCCGCGAACGATTTGAACAGCGCCGTTGCCGGGTCTGCCACCGCGTCCAATGCCGTTTGCAGTCCCAGAAGGTCGGACGTGCCGCCTGCATTGACTGCCGCCCGCAGGAACGCCGTTCCCGCGTTAAGCTGGCTGCGCTCCCCCAAGGCGTCCAGAACGCGACGATCCCTATAAGCGCGCTCTAGGGCGTCGGCGATGCTTTCGCGTAGCTGGATACGCTCCTGTACGCTCTGTGAGGCGGCATCAGACTGTGCCTGCGCTGCTTTGGCCGATGCCCGCGCCGCTTCGATCTGTTTCGCGTAGGCGTTGCCGATCCGGGTTTCCTCGGCCTGAAACGCGGCCCGCAAGGCCCGCTCTGCATCGGCCAGCGCGCTGTCTGCCGCCCGCGACCGCGCTGTGAACACGCTGTCAACACCGCGCATTTCGCCGCTGTAGTCAAAGGACGAAACCGACGCCGCCGCCGACTGCGCTGCACCTCGGACCTGCACGAACGCCTGCGCCACGTCCAACAGCGCGGAATATGTGCGACGGCCTTCCGAGGTGGTCAAATCCTGCGCGTCCAGAAGGTCCATGAAATCGGCGCGCGTGTCGGGGATGGCCTGACCCAGATCGTCAAAGGTCGCGTTTAGCTGGTCCATCGCAATAGCAGAAAGCCGCGCCTGCTGTTCCGCTTCGGTCAGCATGTTCGAGAACACGAACCCGACCTTTTCGTTGAACGATTCCAGCCCGCCCGACAGTTCCAGCAACTTTGACGCGGCGTCCGCGCCCTGTAGCGTCATCGGCAACAAGTTCTGGTCGAGCAGGTAAAGGCTTTCGGACACGCCGTTAAACGATCCGGTCAGCCGGTCCAGCGTGTCGGACAGGCTTTCGCCGGTCTGCTGGAACATATCAAGCGCACCATCGGCAAGGTAAGTAATCGCGGCGTCCAACGCCTCGCGAATGACTTCCTCGCTTTCGCCTTCGAATGTTTCGCCTTCCTTGATTTCCGTCCGCTTGGAAAAGCTGAACCCGGTCAAATCGGTGCCAAGCCCGAACGCGCCCAAAGCGTCAATCGTGGCGTTCAACCGCGCGCCCACTGCCGACTGCACCGCGTCATCAAGGCGGTCGAAGTCTCGGCTAAAACCGGAAGACATGCCGAATGCATTGTCCGTCTTGGTTTTCTCGTAGCTGTCCAGTTCCAGCGATGCGCCGTCAATGCGCGCCCGCACGCCTTCCGCAACCAAGACTTCGGTTTTCTTGAATAGCCCCGCCAGAGCAAGGCCGATACCGATGACCGGCAATGCGACCGATGCCGCCGCGCCGAATGCACCGCCACCCAGAGCGCCCGCAAGGCCGGAACCCGCGCCAAGGCCGAACAAGCCCGAACCGCCGCCCATGCCCAGCAATCCAGCGCCACCGAAGATGCTGCCAGTGCCACCGCCAAGGCCAAGGAAGCCGCCGCCGCCGAATAGGCTGCCCACATTGCCCAGAAGTCCGCCACCCTGCCCTGCCATTGCAGCGCCGCCCACACCCGTCGCGCCGATACCAAGGCCAATGGTGATTTTGTTCTTGAGCGCCGCCGCAGCCATCTGCTTGAGCGTGCTGACAAAGATATTAACGATGCCCTTCATGCCGTCTTTGAAGCCGTCGAACATATAGTCAACCATCTGGCCTATAGCGTCGGTTGCGTAATAGGCATTGTCGATGATGCCGACGCCCAAGCCTTCGACTATCCATTCGCCAATTTCAGCAAAGACCTTAGAAGGCGAGGCGATGCCCAGCATGTCCTTGAGCCATTCCGGCAGGTAGACGCCAAGCCCGGTGATCTTGTCTTTTAGTTCCTGAAACTTTCGGTCGATACCGGCGCTTATGCCGTTGATGATTTCAACACCAATGTTCAACGCCGCGTCCAACGCCAAACGCCCCGCGTCTTTCAGGGCTTGCACAAGGCGCGAGCCAAGACCAACAACGTAGTCAACGCCGTCGTTAAAGGCTTCCTTGATTTCGTCCCAATGCGTGATTACTGCGATTGCAAGCCCGCCGATAGCCACGCCAGCGGCCAAGACCGGAGCCGTGATAGCTGCCACACCGATGGCAACCGCACCGAATACCGGAACGGCAACATCCATATTTTGCGCAAGCATCAAGATGGCTTCGGCAATGGTGTTGGTTACGCCCGTCGCTTGATCCGCAGAGCCGATGAACAGCGTAAACTGGTCATTCATCACCGTCAGGGCTTGGCTGATCGTTGGCGATGTCGCCTCAAACGACGCTTGCAGGGCTTCGTTCTGGCTCAAAAGCGCAGTGAAAAACTGCTCAGATGTCAATTCGCCGTCCAGCATCATTTGGCGCAGCGCGCCTAGATCGCCGTTCACGCCTTCAATGCCGTTGGCAACCGCCATCAACAAGCCCGGTGCGCCTTCGATCATGGAATTGAATTCTTCGGCCCGAACAACGCCGCCCGCCATTGCCTGCGAAAGCTGTGTCAGCGCCCCCGATGCCTGCCCCGCCGATGTACCGGACGCCGCAAGGGCAAGCCCTACGGTCTCGGTAAACTGCATCAGGTCTTGCTGTGATGCCCCAAGGCTGTCTGCCGTAAGAGAAAGCCGGGAATACAGTTCTGACGTGGCCTGTAGCGGCGCGCGGGTGTTTTGCGAAATGTCGGCAAGCTGCTGGATTTGCTTTGCCGCGCTTTCGTGCGATGCGCCCAACGCCATCAAGCGGTTTTGCATCGTCGTGTATTGTTCAGCCGCGCTGAATGCCTTTGTCAGCGCAGCCGTAGCCCCTGCCGCCGCTGCAAGCTGCACGGCCATGCTCTTGACCGAGCCAACGATTGCCGACGACTTGCGGCCCAGCGTTTCCGTGGCCTGCCCTGCATCGCGTGAATGCCGGTTGAACGCGCTAAGGTCTTGTGATGCGCGGCGAACCGACCCACTTTGAACCTCTACGCCTAGACGTGCTATATCCACGGCATACCCCACGAAAGGAATTGAAATTGAGAAAAGCTGTTTTCGCTCTTGCGCTGTGCGCTTCGCCCGTTGCAGCCCACGACTTCCACGACATGACCGTTACCAGCGTGACCGATAAGGGCCGGTTCGTTGCCGTGCTGCTGTCCGAAACAGTGAGGGGACAGACGGTTTCTTGCGCGGCCTATGGAGCAGATGGCGGGATCGTGGCTCAAGAAAGCTGGATCACCGAAAACCTTGCAACCACTGTCTTGATCCGAACGCCCGCCGCAGATGTGGCAAGCGTCCGGTGTGTTTTGTCAGAATGACCGCTCTGCCGGTGGAATAGACAGCGGGTTTTCGCCCTCGCTCAAACCGCGAACAAACGCCTCGGACATTTCGCGCACGATCTGCATTTCCCAAGCCTCGGAAATCAGCCCCGTTGCGTTGGCGTATGCGCCGATTTCCAGCCATGATAGCGCAGAACGCCCGCTGTCCGTCACCTGATACCGCCCCAAGTCCTGCAAGGCGTCCACAAGGTGCCGCCCGTTGCTGCAATGGATGAAGGGCGGTTCCCGGCCTGCTTCGATGATTTCTTGCGCCCGCGTTTTCTTCGGGCGGTCGTCTTTGTATGTGATGCAAGCCGATAACCAACCGGCTTGATGCGCCGCCAAAATCAGCCTTTGGCGGTTTTGCCGAAAAAACGCTGGCCATCCTCGGCGGCTTCAATCACCTGACCGGCGAAGGTCTTGTTGACGATCTCGAATTTCGGAACCTTGCGGGTATTGCCTTCGTCGTCGGTGATTTCGACGGTCTCACCCTTGACTACTTTCATGTCAGGGAATGTGAAGTCCAGAATGGCGCGGATGGCAGACTGGTTGTCGTCCACCGGCTTGCCGTCATGCTCAAGGTCCACCGCGCGAATGATGTAGCCCATTGCGCTGTCAATCTGCGACCGGTGCAGCCGTTCAAGAACCGCGTCCATGTCCTCGCCGTCGTCTGCGTCCTTTGCCGCCCGCTGCATTTCCGCAAGGCGTGTCTGCACTGATTTCGATGCAACGCCGCGCACCATGAAACCGGGCTGCTTGCCATCGTCCTTAATCGGCTTGCCTGTGTACGGGTCGCAAAGCCCGACAAATGCGCCCGCCTCGGCTTTGGCCCGTGCGTTGTATTGTGAAAGGTCCATTGTGGTTCTCCGATGTGGTTGTGTGGTTTGTATGGTGTGGCGCGGGAACCCAAACCACGAAGCCCCCGCGCCTATCCCGCGCGGGATTAAGTTACGGTCGGATGTGCCGCTGCGATGGTCGGTTTGTTCTGCTTGAAATTGCAGGTAAAGCCTTCGAAGCTGCTGACCGTTGCTTGGTTCGGCTCAAGCGTGTGGAAGTATCCCTGAGCGTACTCAACAGGGTCGCCTGTGACCGCAATCGGGCCATCTCCGCTATCAACGCCGGAACCGGTCAGGATCATGATGGAACCCAAGCCGTTTTCATCCGCCGCCTGTTCGGCAACGTCAACTTGCCCAGCGTCAGCCGCGATCTTGCGATATGTGAATGTCGTGTCACGGCCCGCGCCCGCGCCTTTAACGCCGGACGTAAAGCCCGTGGCAAGGTCTTCCACGTCAATGTTGCTGTGCGAAACGCCCAGAACAGGAAGCGTCTGGATGCCTTTGACCTGCACCCAAGTGAGTGCCTCAAAGCCTGCTGCGTCGTTCGTCGCGGGCAATGCCTGCGCGACAAACATAGTCTTCCCGATGTGATTCGAGGTCATGTCATGTCTCCATGCGAAATTGCCCCGCGAACAGGGCTGTGAGTTTCAAGTTTTGGGGAATGCCCGGTTAAGCCCCAGGCGTAGGCTCTTAGTCGGCGTTCCCCGCCGATTTCACACGCTGCCAGCCCATCCCGAGCCATGCTGCAATGTCCTTTTCCCAGACGTGGGCCTTGCCCTTCATCTTCGGGTGTTCAAGTTCGATGCGCGTCGGCTTGGTGGCCTTCGGCTTCGGTGTTTCCTTTGGCGCTTCCGCCTTGGTTTCGTTCGTCATGCGATGCTCCAATATGCAATGCGGATCGGGGTTTCCCAACGCTGGCCATCTTCGCGGCCCGGTCGGATCGTTTGGCCCATGATTTTCACATCGGTGCCGTTGCGGGTCAGGATCAGGCCGCGCGGGAAGTATGCCGCAATCGCGCCCGCCTTGGCCTTCGTGACCGCCTCGTAAACGCCAAGCGGCGAAACCAGCGTCACAAACAGGAAGCCTTGCCGCTCGTATGCCTGCGATGACAGGTCAACTTCGCCGTTATCGTTCGGCACATGGTTGATGCGGAGGTGTTCGACTGCGGGCTGGTCTCCGCCCTTTTGCGACCAAAGCGCAGTATAGGACAGCGCCGCAATCATGGTCTCAACCCGAGCCATCTT